TGTTTCATAATTTAAAATTTAGAAAGGAGCTTCGTTACGCTCAAGAGGCAAAGGCTCACCACAATGTGTATTCCACTTAATAGGAATATTAAGAAAGTCATTAATAGCACGAAAGGTGCCACTAGTATGAAACCCAGCAGACCCACCAGTATAAGCATCAGCAGCGGGATGCGGAGCAGTGACAATCTTATTATTTCCTTTAATGAACTTTGCATAGTCTTGGGCTTTCTTGCCCCATAGTACAAATATAACATCATCTTTAGTATTTGTTAACGAATTTAATAATTCTTTAGTAAATGTATTCCATAACACCGTGTGAGATCCGGCTTTACCCTTCTCTACAGTTAGTGCAGTATTCAATAACAACACACCTTGATCAGCCCAACTAGTAAGATCATAGTCAAAGTCAAGACATAGTGTGTCATAATCATGTTCTAGAGCTTTCTTAATCCAAGCCAAGCTAGGACTAATTCTAGGACCGTCACCGCTGTTAGCAAAAGCCAACCCGGTTGCACTGCCATCATGATAAGGATCTTGTCCAAGGATAACTACCTTAAGATCTTTTAGTTGACAGAGTTTAAATGCACGAAAGGTAAGCTTTGTATCAGGATATATAATCCTACCTTCTGCTTTACCTTTCTTTATTGTTGTAGTCAAGCTATTAAAGTAACTTGAACTTAGTATTGGTTCAAGCAAGGGATACCAATCCCCTACTTGCTTTTCTATTCCTTTACTCATTTGTATAAATTTTTGGGTTATATATTTCATCTTCAGGATCTGGCACATCAAACAATTCCATCTCTGTGGGTATCTCCATACCAAGATTCTGACTCAGTCTTAAACGACGCTTCTCACTTTTGTAAAGTATCTGGCCAAGTGATGAATGCATATCTGTTTTGTGAAACTTAAATATAGCGTCCTTCAACTCGGGAGAAAAATGAGAATACTTACCAAGAATAAATCTGTTATAATCATCTTTATACTTACTAGGTATATCAAAGATAAACATAACATGATGTGGACTTGGATCTTGCATATCTATAAACGTCGTAAACTTTTTAAGAGCCTGCTCAAACTTAAGGAACAGAGCACTACCAGAAAATCTATACAATAAAACAACACTGTTAGGATGATCTTTAGTGCCTATAAAACAATTCAAGAATAAGGAATCATAAAAGTATAACTCTTTACTACCACTAAGCATAGGCATAATAAACACAGAAGACTTTGTTCTAGGTGCAACCTTTAGCTCACATTTTGTAGAAGATGTCTTCTCAATAATGTTTACCTTAAATGGCATCTTGCGAAACATCTGAGTATCGCCTAAAGAAATAGTAAGTTCTGGATTATTAAAAGAAACACTAGTAATAACATCTTCACTATTGTTAAACTTAAGCTCGCCCTCAAGGGACAAAGCTAGTGGGCTTTCTAGGGCCCACTTAACTTGTTTTTTATCTGTATTATTCATCAGTATTAAAAGTTTGAAGATTAAACGCATCAAGATATGCAGACTCATGTAAATCTTCTAGACTTTTAAGTATGTATACAAGTTTAAATGTTTCTGCAAATCGATCTACAGCTTCAGGTAAATCAAACTTAGCCATATAGTGAGACAATACTACCTCATGATATGCTAGCTTTGACTTTGGCATGTTATCAATAATGGCATCAGCAGTCTTAGGTCCAAGACCTGGTATACCAGGTATACCATCAGTGCTGTCGCCCATAAGAACTTGTTTCCAAAGAAACTTCTTAGCATCTTCAGCAGTAGTCTCTACAAACTCAGCTTTCTGATAGTTATAATGTCTACCCCTAATCTGTTGTAACACATCTTTATCAGGACTAGATATAACAGCTTCACGACCTTGTGATATAAAATAATCTTTTGCTATACCAACCATATCATCTGCTTCATATCCATCTACAGCTCTAAACCCGTGGGCCTGCTGCACATAGACGCGTAATGCATAAAATATAGGCGGCTTTAAACCACCTTTTCTGTTGTGTTTGTAAGGCACAGTCTTAGCGACATCATACCTAAAACATTTACCTAATGTTAAATATCCTATATAGCTTTCAGCTTCTGTTTCAATAAGTATCTGTTGTATTCTTTGGTTTATTCCATCAATTGCCTCTTCTAGGGTATCTTTACCCATCTCAAAATACAGTAGGCTATCTGCATCTATAAGTACTATCTTACTCATGTTAATAGGATTTAAAGTTAAGAGACTAGAAAGGGGACTTTCGTCCCCCCACTAGAATCATGAATACACAAACATTACAGAGAATTAACCTCTGCAATATCTTTATCAATCTCTGTTTTAATGTCAGAGTAATCAGCGACCGCTTCTTTGCGCATCTCTTCCCACTCTGCATCAGTCTTAGCTGCATAGGTAGAACTGTGATAGATACTACCATTTACACCAGCCAGAGATGAATGTACAAAATACTGTAAACATCTGATTGCACCAGTCTCATCGTCAGGCACTGCACCAATATGCATAGGATCAACAAATATATTGTGAATCTCACCGCTGTAGTATGCAATGTACTTAAGACCACCGAAGTGTAAACCTTTAACACAAGATTGATTGTCGTTTGTATTCACATAAGACCAATCTGGTAATCTGTGTGTACAACCAACTTTGATAAAGTGCCCTGGATTAGCATAACCATTAGGGCCTTCACAGTAAAATGCATCACCACTACTACCCATAATAGCTGGTTCAAATAGTCTATCTTCTACATGCTCAGGTAATCCACCTTCTTCAATCTCACCTGTATCAGGATTGAATGTACGCTTGTATCGATCTATCTCCTCACCAGTCTCTGTGTCATATGCATGCATAATCTCTTGAGACACTTTGTAACCATTAAGTAGACCTTCAGCAGTAATCTTCATCTGATACATAGTAGCTCTACGCTCAGCAACTTCTTCACTTAAGCCATGCTCTTCTATCAACTCTTCTTTGAGTTTAGGATGAACATACTGTAAGTTAACAAAGTTAAAGAACTTCTCAGTAAACCTTTCACCTTTTTCACAGTCACAGCCATTAAGCTTCTGACGAAGAATAGGGTTACGTAAGAATCTAACCCACATCTTTACAAGAGGCATAAAGTCTACACCCTTGTCAAGTGATTCAAAGATACGATCAACCAAAGCTTGTGGCATAGGTATACTAGATACTACACCTTCATGCTTCAAGAAGAACTCACCGGTGCCTTCATTGACATAAATCCATTCGCATTCAGTTTCTACAGTAGTTTTGTAGTCTTGGACGGTAAGCTTAGCAAACTCTTCCATGAGTGCATTGTACTCGTCCATAGTTGTAACAGACTGTTGTCTGTCAGATAACTCCATCATTTTTCTATAAGTGTCCTCGGAGTAGTTGACACTAAACGGCTTGTCGCCGTACGAACCAGATATTTGGTTCTCAATAACATTAATTGTAATCATGATTTAATTAATTAATTAGGGTTAAAAATACTATAAAAATTTCTATTATACAAGTAATACAGGGGATATTTCACCCCTGTAACTTGTTGATTATCACCAGTCTAGCCTGCCCTTAGCGTCCAGGTAAACCTTGATTTCCTTGATAAGATCTTGATCCAAATCACGGTCAGAATTAGGAGAGGATGATACTTCATCAATACAATCCAATAGTGTATGCACACCTTCAGACCACTCTTGAAGTTCATCAAACTTATCCATCAACTCTTGATCTTGACCAATAGCTTCTGGTACATCCAACACAAAGAGCTCACGACTCTTCTGCTGTATAGCAGCGGCGTCATCGTTATCTTTGCAGAAGTTATGCATTTCCACAATCTTCTCGACCATAGGAAATATATCAGTATCTTTCATCCACTGACTTACTCGTACATCTACATCAGCTGCATTGTATACATCCTGAAACTTTTCAAACAAGTCTAGATTAATGTCCTTAAGACAATATAAATATGTCTTATGTACCATACTCTTCATCTTATCTGCAGTGTACCATTTTATTGCGTATTCATCCATAGTATATCCTCCATTAGGTGTTAATTGTAAAAAGAATTCATCAATGTGCTTAACATTAGGGTTCATGCTAATGTGTTTAACATTGCTCTGTGAGACTCTGATAATCTGCGGCGTATCCCAATCAAAATTAGTATTGTGATATACCTCACCTTTATCATTAGTTGTAGTAGTTGGTTTCGTAAACTCACCACTACCAAGTCTAACAGCTGGAGTATCAAAGAAAAACATTCTATCGTCCTCACCTTGAGTTCTCCATCCAGGCATATCTTTGTATACTTGACGAATTCCAGGAGCAAAAGGATGTACCATACCACAAGCTACCATCAGTTTATCATCATCAGCTGCAGTACCATAGTAGGTAGTACGCTGAGTCTTCATAAGATCTTTTACCTTTGGCTCAATCTTGTCTCTGATATAATGATTGTCACTACCTGATGCATGCCAATGCTTACTGTTATGTCTAAAAGTGTATGCAACCATACGCTCTTCTATCTTACGACGTTCAGCTGGTGTAATGTTCTCAAACTGTGCAACCTCTTTAGCTTTAGCAATCTCGTCCTTGTATTCTTCTAGCCATTCTTCATTTACCTCTATACTATCGTAGTTACGACTGTGTGTAGACTCAGTAATTAGCTCAAGAACTCTAGCACGTTTAGCTATACGCTTAGCATGTCTTTTCTTGTTCTCAACAGAGTCAAGAGTAAAACCAGAGTTAAATTCTGAAGACTTAATACAAATAATAGGACCTTCACACTCGTGTATAAGATACATATCTTTGTACTTGCTATGATTCTCTTCACCCATGATAAAGATGTTATTCTCTCTCAATTGGCTGTAGTTCTCAATAGCGTTTCTTTCAATAGTATCTTCACCAGTACCATAATCTCTACTCTTAGTTATAACCTCAGCCTTCATACCTGCGAATAACTTCTTTACAGATTCATTCTTAAGTCTAGGGTCTGGTCCAAACTTAGGCTTGAGCTGTTCCTGGTCAATAATGTTAGACAATCTACCAAGCACACTACCGCTGTCAGCTTTAGTCAAGACTTGCTTACAAGCTATCAACCAAGACACAAAGTCTGTTTGTTGTAGCTCTTCTTGTACAATCTCACTAGCCTCATCAGCAGCTGCTTCAATTACAGACTTGATGTATGCTTTAGTGTTCTCATTCCATATCACCTTCTCACGTGACGGCGTAACGTCCACACCATCTTGCAATACAATCTCTTCACCAGTGTCTGGGTCATTGATTACTTGTCTTGCAGGACATTTGAATGCAATTGGTCCCCACATCTGCTGCATCTCCAACTCACGAAAATCAACAAAGCCATAGTTAACACCGGTTGGTGCACCTACATCTTTAGTCAACACAATGTGTGGTTTACTAAACAAGTATGTATCAGAGATAATAAGGTTATCAGAGTTGTGCATAACCTTTGGGTGAATGTGCTCCTCTCTTTCATAACCATCTTCTGCAATACGCTTAAATCTAATGTTAGGCATATACATTAGCTGCTCTTCAACGGCGTCGCGGTAATCTCGTCTGTTGTGCTTTTTGACCCCAAACGATACTATAGTCTGATTCTTTGCATCTGTAGGTACATAGTGCACTTTCGTTCCATCGCTAAGTACAATATACGGGTTAGCTTGACCAGCTACTGGGTTAAATGCAGGTACAATAAAGTCTGTCTTGTAATTGTAACAGTTCATCTTGAATCTCTTACCATTGTGCACAGTCTCTATAGTGTAGAAGTCTACACCAGTTGACAATGCAACCTTTGCACCAAGACCAAATGCACCGAAGTTCTCAGCTGTGTTACGCTTAGTTGAATAACCAAGTTCTAACACACCTTCCAAACGACGTTCACCAATACCAACACCATAATCATGTATAGTAACTACATCGCAGTATCCTGTTCCTTCATTCTCTTTGTATGTAATTAGTACGTCGTTATTCTCTGTATCTAAATGATCCAGGTTATAGTAACTTATATCAAAATTACTATCAGCATACTGTTCGCCGTGGCGTTCAATATAATAGTCTTCAGCCTTTGCCTTACCAGTTAGTATCTCTATAGCCATCTCTTTCTCACGCTGCGCATCGGCACCATTGGTAGCCAACTCACGCACTGTGGACGGGATAGGTGTAGAATACTGTGTAGACTGTAAGATGTCAAAGACCATCTTTTCTGCGCCCTTGTTAATCTTCTTAGCAAGGCCTTCAGATCCTTTGATCTGCTTATCAATCGTTTTTATACTCATGTCTATTTATTTTACTTTGTTCGTGTATTTCATTTAGTTCAGCTGATAACTCAGCATACTTAATTTCTCTAAAGAATTGTTGTTGTACATCTCTGACTAGTATGAAAAACTCCAAACCATATACCGGTTCAAAGACTTTATCAAACTTCTCAAGATCTTCAAGGTAACCAAATGTATTGTACCTTGTTTGTTCATACAACTTATTAAGTTGCTTGGCTGTATCACTGTGACCTTTGGACATATCTATCCCAAGCCCATCCAGACGGAGGACCAAATCTTCTGTGTATTCCATAAATTAAAGTTGTTTAATTAATTCTATTGTTTGTAGCACCTGGCCTTGATTTTTAGGCAGGTATAATACTGGAGGATTCTCCAGTTCCATGAGGTGTTTCTTGAACATCTTCCACTTCAAAGGGAAGACATCATTTGCAAAACCTTTTACTTCTATAATCCATTTACCATTAGGATCTACAAAATCAGGAGTATATGTAATATCCCTAACCTTATATCCACTATTGATATAACCTTTTGTTTTATGAGGCTCGTGACACTCAGCTGTGTAGTGAAACCCTTCTTGTAAGAGGTACTTTTTCTTTTCATACAAAGATTTAATCTCTGCATCTTCTAGTTTCTTATACGTAAAAAGTTCAAGCTTAGACCTGAACTTAATACCCTTATAAACCTTAGCGGTAGCGTTTCTTACTTTTTTGTTTTTTGGTTTTCGTGTACGTCGCTTCACAATTGTATGTCTATCAATTTTTGTAATCCTTCTGTTTGTTTAAAGTGCGCAACATAGTCTGACGGATCTTTTAATTGATACTCGTCAGGTATGAGAATGTTCTTCATAGGATAATATTCTTTACAAATCTTTTTAGCCATGGTCTGACCAGGGTTGTTAGGATTAGTAAAGTCATTATCATAGAAGACTGCAACTTGTTTAAATCTCTGTTTTAGTTCTTCGATTGTACTGCGCAGTGGCAATTGCATTTCTGATTGCATGGCGACTGCAGAGATACCCATCTCGAAAAGACACATAACATCTTTGAGAGATGATGCGATAATACAGAGATCCCCTTTGTTAGGTAATTGATCATATCCTTGAATTTGTTTAGAGTTAGTATTGCTCATCCACTTTACTTCTTCGTAAGGTGAATAAATTTTGTATTTCCTACCTATTTTATATGCATAGCTAAGCTTACATGTAAATCTACTGTCATTAATCCAGTAGTGTGAGATAGGGCTAACTGCAAACTTAGTCAAAGTTTTTTTACTAATCAAGTATTGAGACCAAAAATCTGCATCTTTACGCTTCCAAGGCCTAGACTTCTTTTTAATTATAGTTACTTTTTTGTTTTCAATCTTTATTTTAGATTGATACCCAAGGTAACCTTTAGTAAAAGCCATCTCCTCTTTGCTTGATGCAAGATTAAGACCAAAGTCATTGTCAATTATACGAAGAGCAGAATAAAAAGAAACATTGTATGCTGCCATGACATAACCAAAGCAATCAAATTTGTGGTCAGGATAAGCAAAGTCTTTATATAAAAGTTTACCTTTCCAAAGTACAATACTAACACCCGGTCTTTTGTCCTGTCTAAGCTCACTACAAAATTTAGCACCCAACTGTTTAAAAGAATTACAATAGTATGCAAATATATCTACCTCACTAATCTTTGATAGTATTCTATCAGGCGTCAATACATCCTCACTACTTCTGCTTTTAATCATAGTTTGCGAATTTAAAATAAAAAAGGGTAGCTTTTACACTACCCTTATTATTTGATTAACTAGGCCATATAACGACTAGGTTACAAGGCCATACTACTATAATGTTACACCCAGTCTTCATCTTCTGATACATTATCAGCGTCAGCATCTGGAGTAACAACGGCTAGTTCAGGACTAAATGCACCCCAAGCTAACGTCGTGTCAAACTCTGCATTGAATGTTCCATAATCATCATTAAGATTCTTAACGAACAAGTCATCACGTTGCGGTTTTACACGACCAAATACTTTTGTGTACACAGTCTGATACTTACCATCTTTAACACCAATCAGTAATCTAACTTCATTACTCTCTAGAAGTTTAACCAAAGCTTTAACCTCAGTTACATCACCCTTAACAATCTTAGCTATACTATCAAAGTAAGCCTCATCGCCATTAGCAACGTTAGCCCACTGCTTAACAAAATTGATAAGAGTTTCTTCACCGGTCAATGCTTTACGCAAACCTTCTTTCTTGAACCAATCATACTCAGGCTCACCGTCAGACCAAGTAGACTGACCAATAGCATTAATCCACTGGTTCTTACCTGTCTGAGATACACGCTCTGATCCGTTCATAAGAAGATCAAATCTTGTAGTAAGATCTTCATTCTTAATCCAGAAAGTTAGTTTGAAATACTCAGTTCCGTTTAGTTCAACGAAATAGTTTGGGTCTTGTTTTACCATGATGCCCAATTCGTGCAGCTCAGCCATTGTAGGGTTTACTGCGATTACTTTAAAGTTGCCAAGGCCTGAAAATAGTTTAATACCTCCGCCTGCAACCTCGACATTACTGTCATTGCTTTTAATAGCCATAATAAATTAGTTTAATAATTAAAATTCATCTTCATCTTCACCATACTCTCCTATAAAAGGATCTTCCTGTTGTAACTCAGGTGTAGCTGCTATAGTAGACATAGCTTCTTGATGTACATCTACATCCGGTCCAGATTCCATAGGAATGCTAGTCTGATTAGGATCAGTAGCTGTATCATCTACAAAGTTGAAAGAAAGTTTACGTACTTTCCTAGCTTTCTTACCCTTCAATGATGGGTGCTGGAACATCTGTGTTACTTCCCACTTCTCAAGACCATACTTATCCTGAATACCTGGGCGGTCAACGCCGTTGTCCAGGTCTTCCAGAATCATAGATACTGTAATAGTGTTTGGTGTTTCGTTTTTCTGCGTGACCTCGCCAGGGTTGTTTGTGCGTGCTTCAATCATGATTTAAAATTTTACGCGGTTAATCAATAAATATTTCTGACCAATTTAAAGGCATGGTCTTACCTTTTAGGTGGTGACAACGTGAACCAGCTGTTACATCATCCAAAGAGTTGAAAGAAACCATAGTTTCATCCTCTTCTCTGTAAATATAACCAACAGCATCAGCGTTAGCACATGTAATTTGCTTAATTTTACCAGTCAAATCAAGGTCCTTTACAGCAACCTCTTTGCCTTTCTTCTCAAGCATCTTGTCCTTTAGGTGGCCAACTAAGATAACATGATCCGCTAGTTTGTTCAATCTATCTATCCATTTTTTGTAGGCTATACGTAAATATAAATAGCCAGCGCCGTTTGGCAATGATAGGACTGATGCACCAGGGTTCTTCTGTTCAAAGTTTTTACCCATAGGAGTTTGCATGTATATAGTTTTAGCTTCAGCTTCACACCATTCTTCCAACTTGGAGATAGTGTCAATAGCCACATACTTGTATGGTCTGCCATCTTTTATGATAGCTTTCCCAACTTCACCAAGTTCTTTTAAGCTGTTAACTTTAATCTTCAAGGCGTCAACCATGTCTGAGCCCTCTTCAAGGTCAATGATTAAACAATCCTTTAATTGTGACAATACTGTAGTCTTACCTATCTTAGGTGGACCATAGATTATCATGTTCTTAGGCGACTTACGGCTCGCCTTGACCACAGTTTTTGGTAACTCCATCATTTTCTTTCTTTAATATTAAATGTACTCATGTCTGCTTCATAACCAATCATACCAAGCAAGCCGTCACGATTCTTTTCCATATGACATGCAAGTAACCCTTGTGGGTTCTCACCGCAGTATGTATCTGTGATACCATACAAGTCATAAGGACGATTAAGAATCATAACTACATGTGCATCTTGGCCAATACTATCACCACCAAACAAATCTGTTAGCAATGGTTGGTACTGATTCTTTGCACGATGCTCTTGTTCTATGTTACGATTGAGCTGTGATAATAATATATTAATAACTCCAAGCTTTGATTGCATCCACATGCAACCCTTGGATACTGTGTTTAGTCTACGCAACTCTGTTTCTTCATTACCACGTATCAAACGTGAGTGGTCAAATAAGTTGATCACTGTGTGCTCAGGATGCTGACTAAATAGTTCTTCGTTAGTATTCATTATGTATTCCATACTACGAGGAACATTGTTAAAGTATATAGGATAGTTCTTATACTTCTGAACTTTTGCCGCATAGATACCAAAGTCTTTATCAGACAATGTATTATCCACAGACAGTAGTTCAGCCATTTGTTTTTGAACATCCTTTGATGCTGACCGCATCACCTGTTGGTAACCGGGCATCTCAAAGGTCCAATACAATACAATTATTTTCTTGTGCCTGTTAGTATCAAGCACATCAAAGATTAGCTGGTTGCTGAATGCTGATTTACCAACACCAGGACGACCAGCAACTACATACATCTTACCCTTTTGTAGACCACCTAGAAGATTTCTGTTAAGTCTTTTCCAGGACGTAGCTAGTACGTTCCGTTGCCCTTTCTTAGCCTGTTTGACTATAGCAACAGATTGATTTACTGCCCTGTCTATTCTTTGAAATCCTCTAGTTTGAAATACGTTAGAGTCTTCTTGTGATTCTTTCTTGTTCTCCTGCATCGTCGTCTATATTTGTGTATTTTTCCCAAGTGTGATTGTTTATCCACACTTCAAGATTTTGTAAGTATTCTAATCTTTGTTTATCTACCTTCAGTTGAACATGCAATAGTTTCATAATACGATCATGCACGTGCCTTCTATCCAAAACAATCTTTCTATACCTTTCTTTGGCTTTAAAGTTTGTCTTGGCATCTGGATCTGAAGCATGTAATACCCTGATACCATTAGATGTTCTAACTTTCATAGGATACGTAGCCAAAAGCTGAGCAAACATCTGATCAAAATCAGAAGCAAACAAATCAATAAACTTCTGCCTAACAATGTATGTGTCATAGCCTTCAGGACCAATCTTAACGAATCCTTTCTCTTGTAGGTCATCCCAGTTAGGGTTTAGTTTTAGATTAGACAGAGTCTTAAATCCTTTTCTGTATATAGCATACAAAGCAAGATAATCATCTGCACTTATCTCATTTTCAGTTAATAAATTAATGTCAATTTCTAATTGCATAAGCTTATAAATTTACGAAAAATGCGCCTGATTAACAAGGTAACCAGGTCACATTATCTAGATTTTTCACACTACTTTTCAACCATTTTTCTTCTTGACTATCCTTGACATACAAGATATGTATTTTGCCTATCTTGCCTTCTTGATAACGTATAATTCTACCCACACGCTGTATCATAGTTAAGGACTTGCTAGTCAAACCGCATATAACAGCCATTGTAGCATCAGCCACATCGAAGCCCTGGTTCAAAGCTTTTGTAGAACACAGCACAGGCTTGTCACCTGATCTAAAATCTTTTAGTGCTTGTTCTTTTTGTTTCTTAGTTTTCCCACTGTGATATACAGTAGAGAATGTTTCTGTTGCGTCCGCAAGTTTGTTAGTAAACTCATTGCTACCACCAAACACAAGTATCTTTTCACCTATGTTCTTGACAACAATCTTTTGCAGCTCTGCAATTTTACCATCGGCATGGTCTACCACAGCTTTACGTGCTCTAATAGAGCGATAGAACTGTGCAGCAGCAGCTTTATCTTCAGAGCTAGCTGTATGTTTACCTGCACCCATAATATGCTTTGCTTTATCAAATGCACCAAACTGTCCAAGACAGTACTTAGCATATACAAATGTATTATTAGCTTTCTTGTACTCTTTCTGTTCAAGATCAGTTAGTTGTATAGGTATACAAACTATCTCATAAGGAGAAACAAGGCCAAGCGCTACACATTCATCAAGACTTATCATGTACACTAAAGGAGCAATCTTGTACAACAACTCTTTATACTCGTAATCTTCAGGTAATGTAGCAGTCATGCACAATAATCTGTCCCAAGTATTGTTCTCAAAGAACTTGCGATACTCAGGTGACAGACCAAGGTGTATCTCATCACAGACCACAACATCATAATGCTGATCCTCTAGCTTGTAAGCAGAGGCATAACATAAGATGTCTACATTATCTAGCGCAGACTCATAGCCCCACTTGATAAACTCCTCTTTAAATTGGTCCTGCAGCTGGTGAGTAGGAACTAGTACAAGTCCCCTGCCACCATCAGATAAGGTTTTAGCTACAGCTATAACACCACACCTAGACTTACCAAAGCCTGTACCAGCGATAATACTACCGTTAAAACCTTTCTTTGCCCAATTGTTAAGAGCTTTCTTTTGCTCTGCATCTTTTACTTTTATTAATTTACTCATCCCTAAATCTATCTGGATCTGGCTCATAGTCTTCGTAGTTTTCTTGTATTATACCTTCAAGTTCATCTTTATCAAACTCTTCAAAACCCTGCATAAAATGCAGAATATCTACCTTTAGCAGTTTACCATTAGCGTCTGTTAAGTTTGCCCATAGAGCATTAATTGTAACACCTCCTTGGTAACCTGTACCATTGTAATCTAATTCAGATGATTCATATTCATAATCAACTTGGACTGTGTATCCATTTTCTAATTCTATTTCGTGTAACATAATTTAATTATTTATAATTAACATTGTTAATATTAATACTACTATACCTAGAAAGCCTATAGTACAGGCAAACATGTTGTAGTCAAATTCGTGTTTTGGTTTGTTCATGATAATATTTCTGATACTTTGTTAATCTGTTCTTTTAATTCTTGATTCTCATATTCAAGATGTTCTACACGAGCTGCAAACTTTGCAATCATATCATCTTTATCATTAGAATCAGCCATCCCTTGAATACCTACAGCTGTTGCACATATGTTGTAAAACTCCTGATAAGGTTTATCTACATCCATAAGATCTGCATGCACTTTAAATGCGTGTAGCACTGTAGCATGATCTCTATGAAATATAGAAGCATTAACAGTAGAACTATACCTTAACTTATCATTAATTAAAACCATACATATACGCCTAGCTGTAACAACTTCACTATGGCGCGTTTTACCCCTTATCTTACTAATAGGTATTTCTGTTAATCTAGACACAGTTGCAATTATACGAGCAACATTTGAATCTAGTTTATATAATTTTACTTTTGCCATGATTTACTAATATTTGTGTCTGCTTTCAACAGACCGTTTGTAACTACCTCAAGAGCCGCTTGCTCCATGAGTCTTGTCATTGTAACCACCCAATCTTCTGCAATACTCTCTTTACATATGGTGTCTACCTGATCATGCACTGTCATAACTATCTTAACAGGTAAGTCATACAGTTTAATATGATCCCTAATAAGAATCAAAGCTTTCTTAGTCATGTCAGCAGATGCACCTTGTATAGGTGTATTCTTACTAGCACGCTCTATACTACCAAGTTCAAAAGCCTGGCTCTTGTCTTTATAGATACGAGGGTACCATGTAGGAAACCAACGACGTCTGTTGTAAGGTGGAAAGGTTTTGATATATCCATACTTTTTACCAAAGCTACCAAGCTTATCTAAGAAGCCACCAATAGCTGGAAAGGCTTCAAAGTATTTATCAATCAAAGCTTCAGCTGCCTTTGTAGTTATATCAAGAGTATCCGCAAGTTTATGTGGACCCATACCATAGGCTAAGCCAAAGTTAATAGTCTTAACATTTGTACGTAGCTTACCGTGTTTGGGACACTTACACTTACTTTTATCTTTCATATAGTTACAGTCATCTTCAGCTGCATCTATCCACTCTTGCCCATAAACAAGATCAGCACATACACTGTGCAAGTCTTGTCCTCTTTGAAGAGCCTTCATCCATACAGGATCTCTAGAACCAAATGCAATTACATTTAGTTCCTGAGAAGAATAGTCAGAAGAAACGAAGCACCAGCCATCAGGAGCCAGAAAACAATTACGGAACTTATTATCCGCAGGTATCTGTTGCATGTTTGGCTTCTTGGATGCGACCCGTCCAGTGTCAAGTATTTGATTGAATTGCGTATGTACTTTACCATCGCTTGAAACAAATTTAAAGAAGTCTTTACCGTAAGAAGTAGCAAGCTTCATCTTTTCTTTGTATTTAACATACAAATCAATGACTTTGTGCTTACGTCTGTACTTGTACATTTTCTTACCGTTAACATCTTCTAGTTCAGGGACTAGTTTTTGAAATACTTTTAGAACTTGTGTAGGGCTAGTCCATTTGACCCCAACTTTACGTATATCTTCAATAGGAGTAAACAAGTCACCTTGAACATGAGTTAACACAAAGCACGACAACTCTGGGACGATTTTTACCAGGTCATCTAATTTATCTCTCATGTCCAAGGCTTCTTGTTCGCTTGCACGTGCAATGACCTCCCAAGCATCTCTATCAATATCAATACCATTGTATTCAATATCAGAGAATGCTAACACTGCACGGTTTTCAAGTTGTACTACATTTTGTAGTTTAAACTCTTCTATCTTAGGCAACTGTAGTTTACGAAGCTTACATAAATATTCTACATCTTTGGCACCATATACTATCTGGTCATCACGATAGGCTTGGCCGGATAACCCTATAAATTGGTTTCTGATTTCTTTATTTAGCTCTACATTTAAGTAGCGCTTACAGAGGTCTTTCAGTCCATAACCTATGTGACGACCACAAGATAGTATTCTTTCCACCAAAAACGTATCATAAACTCCATCACATTCTATACCTGACCACTTCTTAATAAACTTGTAGTCAAACTTAGCATTGTGAAATATCTTTATGATAGCAGGCGATTCTAATATATTTTTTAAAGGTGTAATATCAATAAACCTAGTATCTATAACAAACTGCTGATGCTCGTCCCCAATCTGGAACATAATCATTTTCTTGCAGGTAAAGTCAAAGCCTTCAGTTTCTGTATCAACACCTAGAACTTCTTTATCGTGGCAATAGTCTACCACATCTTGGATAGTGCCTAGTTTATACGAGTCGCTCAGACTCGTTGTTTGTGTCACCAATGTAATCATCTCGTAAATCTTTTAGAAAAGTATCTTCAAAGTGTAGTAAGTATTCTGCATATGCCTTAGATATTTCTCTTCCATTGAAGACTACAGTATCACTATTGGCTTGTACTGCTTTTACATATGCATGCTTTAACTCATGGTAGTAACCTTGCTGTGCTTCCATGAATAATTCTTTCATCTTTCCCATTATTTGTATATCGTTATTGGTTCTTTATTTATTTCTTTGTTCAGTTCCTGCTCTATAGCTAATAATGTTTTGATAAGAAGTCTATGCTTTCTAACCAACTCACTACTAGAATCATATTGCTCTAACTTAATCAAAGTGCGCTGTACGCTGTGTATAAGAAGAGATACTTCTCCTCTAGTTAAAATAGTATTCTGCATAATAAATAGGCTTAGACAACAAAGGGGCACAAGGCCCCTTCATTATCAATTAGTATTAACAGTCTATTGATTAGGCTGTCTTCTTAGTAGTCTTAGTAGACTTCTTAGATTTAGACCCTACAGGTCTTCCACGTCTTTTGGTTTTGGTTTTAGTCGTGGTAGTAAATAAGTCAATAGTAATCTGCTTTTCAGTTACTGTGACATTGTGAGATGCAGATACAGTAGCTACTACCTTACCTGCGTTTTTGATTAATGTATTCATTTTCAATGATTTAGATAATTATGTATAAATATTCTTTATAAAACTTTACAAATATAGTAAATTTAGGTATACCAAACAAATGATATACCTAAATTATTTATATTATCCTAGGTTTAATCCTGCAACATCTGCAAACTTATCCAAGGCATCTGCGTTTTGTACAATAGCAGTGTCTGTCTTCAAAAATGTTTGCTCTGCAGCTGTGTCACCATAACATGATACAACTTGTGCATTCATAAATACTTTCTTTCCATTATGCAGCATAACTTCACCATCTTTACCTTTGCGCTTGCAACGGTTCTCTGGATCTTCAGCTTGCCAAGCGTTAGGCTCTGTAGATTCAGTAATCTGAACTCTAGCACGAACAACTTCGCCATCAGGACTAGCTACACCAACAACAGTTGGATTAACAATATTTAGTTCAACATAGTTCTTATCTCTTTCAGAGTCATGTTGCCAGCTGTTAGCTACATGGTTAGGATCAATGTTGAATAATGGGTAAACATCTTCAGGCGTACCAGTCAACCATGCACGATAGCCTCTACGAGTAAATCTTACATCTGACTTGTTGGCAAGATATAATAAGTTTACACCTGCACCACCACCACTTCTGTATGGATTGTTTACGTTTTCAATAAATTCTAGTTGTACTTTGTCTGAACTTGTAGACCAAATTCTGTACAATAGTGTATCATTCTCATTTAGAGTGGGGATACTACCACTGTTCATCGCATTTGTCATTTCTAATGGATTAAAATTAATAATTAAGTTTGTCTATGTCTATAACGTCGTATTTTGCACGACATAAGTCATCATAAGATATAGCTACCTGTCTAATATCTCTCTGTCCAATACATTGAGAATAAAAGTCATGAGCTTCTTCACTACTACCAAAAACTGATGTTCTTTGGCAAGTGTGATAGTTTAGTGGCACTGTAGTGTCACCCGATTCATCGCAACTGTAAGTTACTGTCCAAATTAGTCTTTCATTTTCTTTCACTTTCTTTTAGATTTAATAAATTAGTAATTATATATTGTGGTTAGCAATGACACACTTTCAGCAGTGTCCTCTGTTTATTAGAGCAGTTACTAATGCTTGCTCAGGCATCCCCGTTACTCCTGCAGAAGTGAAAGGCTTCTAAATGACCGTAGTCAACCTTCAGGGTGAATATGTTAATATAAAAGAGAGTACAGAGTCCCATTTGTAGTATCTCTGTATTTGCGCAATCCAAACCCGTCAATGGGCGTGCCTGGTGACTAGTGCACTAGCCAACTCTCTTTATAAAGCAACTTTGATATACCTAGTTACTCAAAGGCGTGTAAGAGAAAACACTTCGGATATATTTACGGCGCCAGTCCCTAATTACTGGGGTAGGCCCAACCTAAGGTTATATTTTCTCTATATTATATCTCGCCCAACCTTTAGCATAAAGCTTAGTCAGTTGGTTAGGGAAACCCCGACGAGATTTAGTATATCCAATCTATCTGTAGTTTAACTACATTAGATCCTTTTTGTATATAGTATTCGTAGTCTTGAATATGTTCTTTTAATACATACACACTAATCTTTTTGTTGTATGGTATTTGTTCATCAACAAGAACATTGATAAGACTAAGACCAGGTGGTGGTACTAAACGTTGTAGTACGTCATCTCCTGTATACTTTATGCCATCTTTCATAGCATAAAACTCAAACTCGTCATTTATATCATTGATAAATGGTATACGAGCTAGGTTAACTACGTATGCTACACCAAACTGTACATCTTCTACAATGTATGTGTTTACTGTATCATCGCAGCTATATGTAACAAACGAAGTGTAAGAGTTATCTTCCATGACAGCAACAGTAGCTGTTGACATCATATCGTTATACTCATCTTCTCTTTTATCGCACGATGTTAACCACACCGCAAGGACAAAGAGTACGATCAGTACTGCTAAGTCCTTGAGGGTATAATTACTATTCATTGTCTAAATAGT